AGAGTTCGCACCCGCCATTTTTGTTGTGTTCGGGGCATTCTGAGAAATTCCTGAAAGGACATCCCGCCATTTACACCCTCTCCGCTAAAATTGTATCCAAATAATTCACATTGAAGTCTATACTGTGGGCATGGGCGTTGTTCCAGGTGCCGTGGCCATGGGACCCGTTGCCGCCGTTCCAGCCTACGGCATCGCCGTAGTAATTGCCGGAACCGTTCTGCTCGCCATAACGGGCCACGGCCCACGCGTCCCAGCCGCCGCCGCCTGCGTCAACAAACAGCTCCCACAGGCCGTGAGTGTGCGAGGGAATCTGCGTGAGGGAAAGCGTTGTCTCGTATACCCCCATGGATATACTATTGCTTGTCGTCCCCCTTCCAGCCACAAAACAGTCCGTGAATGTTCTTCCGTTCGTCCGGCTTCCGGGCTTGCCGGAAGTAAGGCGCAGCGCGCAGTTGTCATAATCGGTAATCTTCTTCCACCCGGGCGGCGCGACCTCCTGCTGGAAGAACATTCTGCACCCTGAAGGAAAATATTTGTCAAAGTTGGTCTGCGCGCTGGAGACGGCCGCCGCGATGTCAGCGGTTACGTCTTCACGATATGCCGCGAGATCCGCCATCAGCTGCCTAATCGCGTTGTTGACATTGGAGGGCAGGCATCCTTCAGCTACATTAATGCCTCTGATAGAGGTGTTGTTGTCTGCCGTTGCGCTGTAATCTGCTATGGGCATTCTACTTCTCCTTTTTCTTCTTTCTACCCTGCCGCATGTATCCGAGGAGACCGCCGCCAGCGGTACCTCTTGCCACGTTTTCAACGGTTCTTCTGAGGTAATCTTCTGCGCTCGGGTATTCCAGTCTGTGGGGGGCGGCGTTGCGCATGAGGTTCACACCGTACATAGGCGACAGAAGCCCCCGTTCTACCTCGTCGAAAACGGCCGTATTGCGGTTATCCAGAATCCGGTCAACAGACGGGCCAATAAGCGGAATTTTGGAAAAAGTAGGGGCAATAGTGTTGCCTAACCGATTCAGCCCGTACAGGTTGCGGGCGGTAGGCGAGCCGGAAGTCGCGCCGAGCTGGTCATTGCGGGTAACGCGTCCCATATCAGCCTGAAGGGCCCGCAGGTTGTCGTACTCTCCTGGGGTAAACGCCGAAGTTCCGTTTTCATAAGGGTTGCGGTCAGGGCTCCCGAAGTCAACACCTCTCTGGAGCGCGTAGTTGTCGCCGCTCTTCCTTAACGTCTGCCTGAACGCGGCCTCACGGTCATTCAGCCCGCGCCCGGCTGCCTCTACCGCCTGTAAATCTCTGTTCACTTCCGGCATGTACCGAAGCGCGTTTTCGTAGTTTTGCCGGAAACGGGCAAGGTTATACGGGTTAAGGTTCCCGTTTTTGTCGATTGCGGCGTTGCGGGCAGCGTTCTGTGCGTAGCCGGTAAGGGCGTTCCTGGCTTCGGGGTCATTGGAGAACGCCCGGCTAAAAGCATCCATAGCTTCACCGCCGGCAGGCCCTTTCCGAAAATAGTTGCCGGGGATTGCGGAACTGTCGATTGCGCCGCCGTACAGCTTACTGCCTTTGCGGGACAGAGGCAGGTTTGCCCCCTGCTCGAAGTTTTCTCCAAGCGCGCGCCTGCTCATACGCGCCATCCGGAGATTTTGCGCCCCCTCAGGGGTAAGGCCGGACGCGGTATTGATATAATCATCGATGTTACGCTTCATCGCGTCGGCAATCCGGCCCGTCTTCCGGTCGCCGGATACGGCTGACTGGTAGCCAATGTCGCCCAATTCAGAGCGCATCGCCTGAAGGTCGCGCCACGTGGCAGGGGTGCCGGTCTGTGCGTAGGCGTCTACTGTCCGGTAGAAGTTTTTCGCCTGAGCAGGCATAAGGTCCCGTTCAATGGGAGACGTGCCCAGCGAAGCATCGAATTTGTCAAGAAGAGGCCCGAGAGAGAAACGTGCCGTCCCCTCAGGGTCAACAGACTGATAGTTGCGGTTCACGCCTTCACGTGCGGCCTGATAATTTTGATCGTAGTGCTCGCGCAGTATCGGGCCGGCCTCACTGGCACCCATACCCGCGGGCATTCTGTCCGCGAGCGCCTGCCGGTCAGTGTTAAGACGGGCCGCGGCCGCATCGCCAACTTCATTTGCGAGGGCCTGTTGGGCCTCACGCTGCTGCACCCTGCGGTCAGCGAATTTTCCGGAATTCACGCCACGGCTTGCGGCGATTTTCTCAAGGGATGAAATTCCGCCGTTGTTGGCAACCTGCCCCAGGGTAGGATCGCTTCCCGGGACAAGCGGTTCAAGGGCGGCGTTATCCATGCCGGCAATCTGGCTGGCATACGGGCCCGCGGCGTCATTGAGCACACGGCCTGCAATCTTCCGGCGCCCGTTCTCCGTGAAGGTGCGAAAAAAATCTCGCACATCGCCTAGTGAGTGGCTGAGAGTGTTTGTCCCAAAACCGGCGAATGGAGCGGCGAACGCGGGGAGAAAGCCACCTGCCATACCGGTTAAAGCTCTCATACCGGGGGTACTATTATTCTGGTTCGCGAGTTCAGCGGCCGCCCCTGCGCCGGCGCCGCTTGTCATCTGCATGCGTGGGGCGTCCGTCAGGAAGCGGGAAAGAGCGGGCGCCGCTTGGGACAGAAGTTTGCCGGCCTTTAAGCCGCTGTTGAGCATGCCGGCGGGCGTGCCCATCTCAATTGCGCCGGAGCCCGCCGCATGGGCCATTTTCTCTTCGTTACTTTCAGGGGTAGGCAGGCCGATTGCGTTTGCGATATCCACGCCGGGGTTACGGAACCGGTTGTAATTGCCCGTAAGGAGGCCGCTCCCGAGATTGGCAAGGTAGTTGGGCAGCCCCGTGACGCCACCTAGCAGGCCCTCAATGCCCGTGCGTGCCGCCAGCCCGGCAGACCGTTTCAGGCCCGTTGCAGGTTGGGCGGCAGAACCGGAAGCCCCCACGTGCTGTTTTACGACTTTCGTTATAATATCGTTCGGCGTGTCATCGGGGAACTGGATTGTATCCCCGTTAGGGAGGTCAACAGTCGTCATTTAATTCTCCAGCAGAGTTGTTCCGGTTGCGGGATCGTAGCGGTAATGGCGTCCGCCGGAAGGAGCGGCGGCGGGGGTTGCGGAGCTGGTTCTGGTGACGCGTTCCGGAGCAGGTGGCACTACGGAAGGAAGTGTCTTGCTGTACTGTTCCCATGCCCGCATAGCCGCGTACCGATCACCGCCATTTTTACGCATTTGATCAATCATGAACATGTCTTTCTCTTTACCGCGGGTCGCAATTCTAAGCATGTATTCCGCCATCCAATTATTGCCTTCAGGGGAATTCTCAAGATTCGCAAACGTTTTTTTGGCACGGTCGG